GCCCATGTCATCCATAGGCGGAATATCATCGACAGGCTCATCCACAGCAACATCTGCTGCAACATCGTCCACGGGGACCTCTTCGTCCTCCAGTTCGTCTTCGGCATCAAGGGCCAACTCAGTCAATTCCTCATCGACAGATTCTTCAGTTGAATCTTCAGTAAATTTGCTAAATCCGTTCTCGGCCAGTGGCTCGATGCTGGCAAGCCTCATGAATCTACGAATTTCAGATTCATTTAAAAGTGTTTTCTGAGCCATTGTGACGTTCTCCTTAAAATAAACTCAACATTAAATAGTCAGCAAAACTTATAAAAGCACTAAAATCTGAACCACTGAAGGTTTGGATTGGAATTCAATTTTTTTAGCGCACGGTCCTGTAGTTGCTTGACTCGCGCAAAGGAAATGTCCAATCTGTCCGCGGTTTCTCTAAGGGTCATTTTTCCATTTTTGAAAATCGCTATCAAAACGCAATTATGATCTTCTTGATAATCGATATTGTGTTTACAATCTTTCACTGGGCACATGAGGTCTTTTGATAAGCAGTGTCGAGCGCATTTTAATAACCCGTCCCCTCTCATAAGTCCGCCTCTTCTTCCTCTATCATGTCAAACATTTCATCAATCTCATTTTTCGAAAAACCAAAATCCTGAATTTTTTGGCGACCAAAATTTTTGAGCATTCTTGATTTTTCGATTCTTTGCTTGTTCATGAGTCTTTTGTCTTTTGCATAGTCTTCTATAAAAGAACATATCCTCTCATCTGATTCAATAAGCCCATCCATGACCGCCCTAAAGAAGTCCGACTGAGTTATTGAATTGTGTCTTAGTCTTATGATGAACTTAGCATGCTGGTGATCAGTTTCTTCAAATACGATCTTTTTTAGCTCTTTACCATACTGTGGATCTTGAGCCATTACCAATTTCTCGCAAGAATATGTGTTCTGCTTTCGCTAAGCCCAGAGCTTGTTTGTTTTACGAATTGCGCCTTGTCTCTCAGTTGTCCGAGACTTCGAGAGCCAGAGTAGGAAAGTCCGGATCTTATATTCCTCCCTAAATCACTGAGGATGGAGGCCGCGGGGCCGCGGTAGGGAACCTTCGTTGCAACACCCTCGAAAGAAGAATATTTTCCTCGCCAATCTTTTTGGGCTTCTTTGGAGGCCATTCCCCTATAAGTCTTAAACTTAAATCCCCTATCGTCTGTGAAGACGTTGCCGGGAGTCTCAGCGGTACCAGCCAACAGAGAGCCACACATAACAGCATGGGCTCCTGCAGCCAAGGCCTTCACGATATCGCCGGCATTTCTGATGCCGCCATCTGCAATAATTTTAACGTCTCGATCGGTCTTTGCACAGTCAATAATTGTTTGTAATCCGGGTAGGCCATGGCCGGTCTGCACCCTAGTGGAACAAATTGAACCACCTCCAATATTGCATCTCACCGAATCGGCGCCCCAGTCGGACAAATCGTTAACGCCCTCTACGGTGGCAACATTTCCGGCCATAATGTGTACCTTGTCTCCAAGGTGCTTGCGAAGATCTGATAAGGCTTCTTTCATTAATATGTGGTGGCCGTGAGCCACGTCGACACATATGAAACTGGCGCCGGCCTGTAGGCACATTTCAGATCTCTTTAGGTAGTCTCCGGAAATCCCGACAGCAGCACCTACAATTTTGGCGCCGGCGGTGACGGCATCTTTGATCATGGAGCATTGCTGCTCCCAATTGTTATACCGATGAATTATTGCTGTCCCCCCAGAATAAGACATAGCTTTAGCCATCTCCCACTCCGAAACCGTGTCCATTGGCGAAGCAATTATCGGCAAAAATAACTCCAATCCTTTACCGAGATTCGTGCTTATGTCAACGTCAGTGCGTGTTCTAATGTCCGAATACTGCGGCAATAGCAGCACGTCATCATACGTCAGGGTGTTTTTCATTGGTCTTTGTTGTTCCTTATAAATTCAATAATATCTGCTGCCTTATACCATGTGTGATCGCTCGGATTTTCCGGATCATCCATAACCGTTATTCTGTGGTCTTCGCCCGTCTTAATCATGCAGATTGTAGGTGTGCCGCGGAAGCCTAGGCGGTCTTCAATTCCTTGTCCTCGGGCCATATTAAAAACGCAAAAATTAATCTTACTAAATTTCTGAGAGATATCAACATAGTAATCTCTCAAACGCACACACATTGGGCACGTATCTGCGTAGAATTTAATAACATTAACTGCGTCTTCCTGTCCGACATTATCAATTATGTCATTTAATTTCGCTCTATTGAGGTTCTTTATTTTCATTTTCAATTCCTAATGCTTTTAATGATTCTTTTGTGGTATTGATACACTCTGGACAAAAGAGTCTAACCACCTCTTGTCTGACAACCACGTTCCATGACTTTACCATGTCTTTGTCTTTTTTGTCAAACCCTTTGTTGCATGCGCTGCAACACTCCGGAAGCTTGTTGAATAGGAAAATTTTTTCGGAGAGATCTTTGGATGCGTCGGCTCCATATTGCTTCTTTAGTTCTCTCTTCTGTTTCCTATTCATCTACTTTTCGACCTTTGGTTACCCTATTTTCTTGCGATTTCCGGAACGTCGGAGACGTCTCGGCAGTTGGCACAATTGTCTTCCCCGTAGGTTCCGGTACCTCTGCTTTGGCCTCTTCTGTATCGCCATCAGCGGCCTTTAGCGCTGCTTCTGCAGCCAACATATCTTCCGCATGCTGCTGTAAGGTTAGATAGGCGCCCTCATACTGAACTAAACTAAGAGCTAGGTTGGCTATTTCTCCCGCGTCTCCAAATTCCGATTGCTTGGAATTATAATCTTTCATTACACCGTATGTTTCTAAAGCTCTCGCTTTCAAAAGCATCAGTGCTGCATTAATTTTATCAACTGACATATTATTTCTCCTTATCTGTTCATTGCTCCAAAAATTTGTCTTTGATTTGTTCCGTCAAATACAATAACCGCCGACGGAAAGGGTGCTGAATTTTCGCTATCACCAAACTTAAGCCTGCCTTTAACGAAGTACACCTCATCGGCTCTCATAACATAGTTGTGCCAATACTTGGTGTCTGTTCTCGCGGGAATAAGCATAACAACTTTAGTGTTTTCTTTCCGGGATTCTTCATATCCCTTTTTGATCCACTTATCAATGCCGCGACCATATGGCGGATTTATAAAGCTAGAAAACCCTTCCCAATTCTTTGACAGCCCATCTTCAGCTTCTGTGAAGAAATTTGCGCACTTTGCATTTGTTGGGCCTGCGCAGGGATCCAAATCAAACGGGCCGAAGCGCCAATTAAGTTTATCAAAAAACTCTTGCGGTGTTGCCCACTCTCCCGTCTTGGACGAGAACATTACGACTTGTGTGTTTTTATCCATTAGTTAATCATCTCCTCGACAGAAGCGTGGTCTGTGTCTGTGTTGATCACAGGAATTATTTCCATCTCCTCTAACTCTGACTCTAAGCGGCCAAAATCATCATCGAACAACTTTAATGCAATTCCATACTTTGTAATTAATTCTATTCTTTTCTCGTTATCGTCATGCATCACCGTTAAGGCCATGGCTGCAACTTGATGTAGTGAACGGGCGACAAGCTTGCTGTCCTCGCAAAGATAGATGTTGCTTTCAACCCATGAATCTTCAACATTAAGCTGAATCATGACTACCGGGTCACCGACTGTATAGTTGATGCAAAACGGTAGTGGAGACTCCGGCCAAGTGCACTCCTCAAATTCAATATCTATCTCATTGTTACCAATAGTCATGCCAGTGCCGCGGTACTTGCTATTTTTACGCTTCGAGTTGCTCTCTTTCTTTGGTGGAGAAAACAATCTCTCAAGTGCTTCAGTTTTAGCGTCCCTCTTGGTGGCCTTGGTGCGTCCAAAATGCTCAGTGGGCAACGATACAGATGAAACGCGCTTCATAATTTCAGAACGATCAGATGCCTTTTTGGCTTTTGCATTAGCAGCGTATTCCTTTCTAATCTTCTCAAGGTGTGGTTCAAAAATGTGCTTAATCAAATGTTCGCGTAAATCATCATCCATCTCAACACCCTTCTTGCCAAAATCCATTCTGATTGGGCTATTATCTGTGGCCATTCCGCTGTCCTCAAAAGATATCTCAGCGTAAACGTTTGACAGCAGCGGATGAGACGACCAAAAAGCCCCACAACAAATTTCACGGCCTGTACGCAACCAATAAACTCCCTGTTTATGTGTGCCTCTAATGTCCTTGCCTAAGCCAGAATTAGTGCGAGCCTTCCGCGATTCAGATCGTGTAGCATTTTGTGAATTATGCGAATCAAATCTTGTCATGCGAATCTGTAGATTGCAGTTTCCGTACTTTTCAGTTTGGAACTTACCAATAGAATCGCCAATTAAAACTGATGTGAATTCATGATCAATACACAACGGATCATTTGTCTTAACAACCTCTTTAGAGGCAGTAGTTTTTCCAACGATAATCTTATAAGGGAAGTGGTACCCCAACGGACTATCTGAATTTAACATATGACGATAAACGTGGGCGCACTTTGAATTAAGAGTCTGAGTCATGGATGGAATCGTGGGGAAACCCTCATGTAAATTACCAATGATTACCATCGTGCCGGCACCATCACCCACAGAATCTAAGTATGTGTTAATAAGTGCCGCGGATGGGTCGCTGACAAAGTTTGCTTCAAATTTTCCCTTTTTCATACAAGATTCCACATCCCAAGTAACAGCGTTAAGTTCGTTAACTGTAGTCGTAGTGCTCACAATGCTCAAATTAGAGCCGAGA